ACATTGACAAATCCCGGCACGGCGGCAGATATGGCACGGGGGAAGCAGCTGATTGACCAGAATGGCGAGATTGTGACGGGGACATTAAGAGAAAGTACCGCAGGTTCCGGTTATACGGTGATAGATACGACCCCAACACTAAACAGTACCAATCTTCAGCTGGACTACACATTTGAAATGGACAGAATCATGCGAAAAGATTCGATACTTAATATGATGTGTCCAATTAGCAACTTCGGCAACGCCACTGCCGCAGACGTAGCCGCAGGAAAGACCTTTACTAGCACAGCTGGCGTAAATGTAACGGGTACCGGCGCGTTTATGACTCCAACTTTGCAAACAGTTGTAGCTGACGGAACTCCATATTTAAGGGTTCCCTATACAGGGTCTGTCATTCCTAATTTTGTTTTCATTTATGCAGATGGAATCGTCTTCACTGATAAAGCGTTCTTTATGCTGTCTCGTATTGGCATGAAAGCCGCATACTCCGCAAGAAATTATACGGGAGTTTGGGATAGCGATGATATTTCTAGTGGAACGATCGACCCTACTAAACTATCGTTTTTCAACGACGTGGTAAATTCAAGGCTAGACATCATGGGGCCGTTAGATGGTATGTCAAATTTTGTGTGGGAAAACAGTATGACTTATAACGTTATGATGTTCTATTAAGCAGTACGGATAGAAAAAATTCTGGATAGGTTTTATAGTTTATTCCTCAAAGGAGGGCGTCATGTTCCATCTACAAGCCAACAAAATATATTTGGAAGTCTGCGCAAAAGAGGGCGTGACCAGTGGTTCCGTTAATGTCTACACGGTTCGATTTTCCTTCAACTCGGATTGGGATGGCCTGGACAGGACGGCGGTATTCCACGCGGGCGACGATCAAATTTCCGTGGTGTTGGACGACTCCAGCGAGTGCCAAATCCCGTGGGAGGTATTGGAGAATCCGGGGCGAAACCTGTCGGTTGGCGTATATGGAACAAAGGGCGGCACAGTCGTTCTCCCCACCATCTGGGCGCAGCTGGGAGAAATCCGGGAGGGCGTGTCGCTGGGCAGCAACGCGCAGCCTCCCACACCAGATGTGTACAGTCAGATTTTAGAAGCCGCCAAACAGGCGGAAAAGATTGCGCAGAGTGTACGGGATGACGCGGACGCCGGAAAGTTTGACGGAGAACCCGGCCCGGAGGGGCCACAGGGACCGCCCGGAGATGGAGTGCCGGAGATTACCCCAGAGGACGAAGGAAAGTTTCTGGGTGTTCTGGACGGCGCTGCGGAGTGGGTTTTGGGAGGCTCCGGTTCCGGCAATGTATCATCTCCGGAGATATCAGTGATCCGTGTGATGGACAGGCAGGAATATGAGGAGCTTCCCACAAAGAGCCCCACCACGCTCTATCTGATTCGGGGGTAGCAAAATGATTTATGCAGGAACAGAGACCATAGAGACCTTGATGCTGGGAGAGATGGGGATTAAAACCATCATGGCTGGCAGCGAGAATGTTTATGAAAGGCCAGGGGCCTATGTATATATCCAACTTGACACAAAGGAGAGTCAGTAAATGGCAAGCTATTTTAACCTAACTCTTGATACCACCGCACCGTCTGGCCTGACACTGCAAATCAATGATGGGGCACTGTATGCGACCAGTACAGCGGTAAAGCTGACCATTGGAGTCAGCGACGAGCAGACCACCGGCTACCAGATGAAAATCTGGGGAATTAATGGTGTTGCGGAGGAAGAGTCCGCCAGCTGGGAGACCTTTGCCACCAGCAAGAGCGTCAACCTGACTTCTGGGGATGGCCTGAAGACTGTACATATCAAGGTCCGTGACGATGTGGGCAACGAGAGCGCCGAGGTGACGGATGATATCACTCTCAACACTACGGTTCCCGTGGTCACAGTCACCGGCCCGGACAAGAGCAAGATTTCCAAGATTGCGGGATTCAATCAGTCTGTTATCAACTTTACTTCCGATGTGGAGTTTGACGAGTACAAGGTTTGCGTGGTTCCTGCCAATTCCAGCGAGCAGGATGCGGGCACCCTGATCCCCACCACTGGCGGCTCCATCAACACCAGCGGAAACGAGGGCAATTATCCCGCCACCACTAATATCCAGGTTACGATTAACGGAACCGATTTGGAGAGCGCGTCTACCGGAGACGGCGTGAAGATTGTCAAGGTCTTCGTCAAGACTGCCGCAGGCATTTGGAGTGTGGCATAATGGCGGCCCCAAAGCTGACATTCTCTATTTCTGGAGAAAAGGTCTCCGCCGTGTCTGGCTTTGATTATATCATTGTGGCGTTTCAGTCAGATATTCCCTATCAGGCGTTTGAGTGCCGCGCTACGAAGGCTGGGGAGGAGTACGGCGTGGGGAAGGGGGCGCTGATCGCGTCCTTCTCCACCACCCCGGCGAACACACAGCGGAGTTTCGAGGTGTATGACGATTACCTTGTTCATGGAGACGGGAACTATCGAATTTCCCTCTTTGCACAGGGGGAAGACGGAAGCTGGAACGACAACTACTATTATATTCCTGTTGGCAGCACAGCCTACATTACCGCCGATGGGGAGCCATATCTCTGCATGAGGGAGTGATCATATGCCGACAACAGATGGATATAACGGGGCCTACACGGGACCGGAAATTGACAAGGGAATCGCAAGAGCGAATCAGGCCGTTACGGTTCCCGGAAGCGGAACGGCTTCTATGTCCGAAACCCTCGGCTCCGGCCCATACACGATTGAGTTTACGGAGGAGGCGGACCCGCAAGATGTAAGCGCCTCCAAGATCGCCTATGACAACACGGAGTCCGGTATGACCGCTACCAACGTACAGAACGCCATTACAGAGCTGAGCACAGCGCCAAAAGGAGGCGCCAGCGTTCCGGTAGGGTCTGTATTCTGGCTGGCGACACAGACAGCGCCGGAGGGGTACTTAATTTGCGATGGAAGCGCGGTAAGTCGTACAGAATACGCAGACCTGTTTGCGGCGATTGGAACCACGTTTGGGACTGGCGATGGAAGCACGACCTTTGCCCTTCCAAACTTGCAGGCGGCGTTTATTCGTGGCGCCGGGTCTCAGAACGGATATAGTGCTACGTTTGGGCAGAAACAGGAAGCGACCCAAATTGCTAATCGAGATCAATATATGAGTAATATAATAGTTAGTAATGTTGATAAATTCAGCAAGATTAACCTCGCGAATACTGCCAGCCAAAATGCTACAGCAACTGTTGAGACATCACATTGTTCAGTCCGCCCCTATAATATCGCCCTAACCCCCATCATCAAGTATTAGGAGGTCTCTATGGCACTCTACGTAAACGGAAAAAAAGTGGCCGGGATTGGACTTCCCGGCAAATCAGCTTATCAGTATGCGGTTGATGGGGGATATACGGGGACGGAGGAAGAATTTCAGGAAGTACTCGCCAATGCGGGCGGAAAGCCGATGGTCCATGGTGTGACGCTTCTCGCGTCTGCATGGGCTGGAAATTCTCAGACAATCACTGTTCCAGGAGTACTTGCAGACGAGACAAAGCAGCTGATTCAGCCTGTGCCTGCTATCGCCTCGCAAGCCGCTTACCTCGCCGCAGGAGTCCTCTGCACGAAACAAGCTGCCAATAATCTGACCTTCACCTGCCAGACGGTTCCGGAAGCGGATTTGACGGTGTATGTGGTAATAACTGATGTTAAAAGCTAAGGAGGACACATGATTGCAAATCAAGTGAATGTGACAAGCAAGACTGAAATAGCTAACTCCAACAAAATTGTTAAGGGAGAAGATGATATGATTTATGATTTTAGTGAGTGGACCCACGTATATTCAGGGAATTTCCAAACCTCATATATTGAATTACCAGATACGGCAAACGCTAAAGTGATAGCCATTATGGCTGCAAATAACAGTACATCATTTGTACCTGTCGACGTAATCAACTTAATACAAGGAAATGGCGTAACAGTTCTTCAATATCCCCCAAATTCTATAAATGTATTTATTTTCTCTCATAACAATAACTTAGGTATTAAAATTAGTAGCAACTCCTCGTTATCTTTTCATATTTTTATAAAAAAATGAGGGTTTATGGCATCTAATTTAGCGGCTTCCCGGTTTTCCAGTCCCGACCTGGTTCGTGGGCAACCCATGAAGTTTCCCCGCAAAAGGAACAGGGATGATGCCAGTCCCAAGAACCCCATATATTGGAACCATCTGGCAGAGTGAAAGGGGCCATTCGTCCACACTTTGAGCAGATCACGGTAACTTTATACAAATCCATATCCATATCATCACCTCAAAAAGATTATACCACAGATAGGCGGTGCTGCCCATGAGTAATGAAAAATGTATCATAGACCCACAGCGGGATTGTTTGGGCCTGCAAAAAGCGGATATGCTGGAAAAGCAGATAACGGAACTCCGAGAATCCGCGCGAGGGACTCATAAAGAGATGTTTGACCGCATTCGGGAGCTTGAAAAGGTAGAAGCCGCCCGGAACGAACAGTATAACAACATCATGAAAAAACTGGACAAGCTGATCGAGTGGCAGGAGACAGAACAGCAAAAGCCTGGAAGACAATGGAGCGATATTAAAAGCAAAGTGGTTGTTGCGGTGCTTTCCTCCATTTTGACAGCAGCGGCGCTTGCGGTTCTAAGCTTGATTGTTCCCTAATCAACAGTTTGTTATCAACCGGCACAGCCGGAAATTTAGAAAGGAAGTACATATTATGAACAAGACTATCAACGAGATCATTAACAATTACACCAGTGGCAAGACTCCCGTGGAGGACACCAACAAGGCACTGAAAGAGGCCGGTGCTGGATTTTCCTTTCAGCCTGGAAAGAATGCCCTGACAGCTGAGGAGATCGCGGCTACTCATGTGGGTCCCCGACCCAACGACGCCACAGGCTACGGCCTGATGTCCAGCGGCACCGGTACGATGGACAAGGTGCATGTCGTAAAGGGAAAGCTGCAGGGTGGAGCCGTCAACACCGTCGGCTCCGATGGTATGCCTAACGAGTGCGATATTGTCTATATTGGCGGTCAGGTGTGGCAGGTGTACGGTGACGAACTGGGCAATCTTGCACCTGAAAAGGCTCCCTGGTGGGCCTCCATGCACACCTTCACCGGCGCTGTCGCGTGGCAGGAGGAGATCGACAAGTACATCCCCGAACAGGATATGGTGTACAACCGGCCCAAGTATCACGGCCAGGAAGTGGTGAAGGGCGCTCTGCGGTACATCTACGCTGAGGACGGGTCCTGCAAGTATCAGCCCAAGTCTATGGCGGATTACGACAAGGACCACGGGAGGGTTTAATCTATGGATGTTTCTTCTCTCGGCATCACCGGTGTGGCGGCAATCACCGTCATTTGCCTGCTGATCGGGCAAGGCGTGAAGGCATCCGGGCTTGACAACAAGTGGATTCCCATTGTCTGCGGAGTGTTCGGCGGCGTTCTGGGTGTTGCGGGCATGTTCATTATGCCGGAATTCCCCGCCACGGATTACATCACCGCTGCGGCTGTCGGCATCGTGTCTGGCCTGGCGGCTACCGGTGCAAATCAGGTTTTCAAGCAGCTGGGGAGTGGTGGAAATGCCTGACCATCTGGCGGTAACAATCCCCCTGAAAGATATCCAGCGCATCCAGCTCTGCATCAACACCGCTCGCCGGTCTCTCTCTCAAATTCAGAGGGAGACCGGGGCGGATTACATCCTCAACGGCACGCTCTACAACATGAGCACGTTTGTACCTAATTGCCACTTGAAAGCAGATGGGAAGGTACTCTGCAAACCGGATTACACAGTCTCCGGCTACTCCTGGAATGATGGGCCGGACATTTCTATGAACACGCTGCCAGACGCCTCTCAGCGCAATTATATCACTTGCACACCGCTGATTGTTTCCGGAAAGCCACTCTCCAAATTGATCTATGACGAGGGGCAGGGCGGCAAACGGGGACGCTCTGCCATTGGCGTCAAGGGCGGCTCTCTGGCCCTGTACTGTACGAGGGACGGAGGGAGTATAACCCGGACGCCGGAATCGCTCAGGGACGATCTGACAGCGGCAGGATGGGATTCCGCAGTCATGCTGGATGCCGGCGGCTCTAGCCAGTGTTATTTCAATGGAGCGGTCATCCAGAGCAGCAGGAACGTGCATGATTTGATTCTGGTCTATCTCAAGAAAGGGGAGACAACTGTGGAAAAGAAAAAGGTGGTCCTGGACCCAGGCCATGATGCGGGAAACCTCGCCAACAAAAGCCCGGACGGAACCTATTATGAGCATGAGTTTGCCCTGGACATGGGGAAACGCATTCAGAGCATCCTGGAGCGGCATAGCGTTGCTGTCACCATGACCAGGACTGGCGGCGGGGAAGTCAGCCTTGCGCAGCGGTGTACGATTGCAAACGCCATCAAAGACCTGGATTTGTTCGTGAGCCTGCACAGCAACGCCGCTGGAGATGGAGGCTGGTCCTCTGCCTCCGGATGGAGCGCATATGTCTACAAGACCAGCGGGAGCGGCTATAAGGCGGCAAAGGATATCCTGGAGGCCGTCAAAGACGCCGGAATTACTGTCAGGTCTACACCGATTGTGGCGGACCCGTCGCTGTATGTCTTGAAAGGCACCGTGGCTCCGGCTGTTCTGATCGAGCATGGCTTCCACACCAATCAAACAGACACCGCAAATCTCAAAAATTCCGCATACCGGCAGAAACTGGCGGAAGCGGAAGCAAAGGGCGTCCTGAACTATTTGGGGATTGCCTGGAAGGAGGAAACTGTGGACAATCCTTCTGAAAGTGATCTGGCGGTCCAGTGGGTGCAGGAGAACGGCATTATGCTGGGCAACACGAACGGCGACATGATGCTGGACCAGCCCGTTACCCGCAGACAGTTTGCCGTGATGCTGTACAGGTATCACAATTTGAAGTAAAAGGACGTGAACCAATGAGCGCAAGAGTGAAATTACCACCACCGCTAGATAAACTCTTGCGCTCTCAAATGGAGACGGCTATTCGGGAAGCTAACCTGGGAAACGATGACACGGACATTGCTAAACGCTACTTGATTGATCAAATCCCGCAGATTGAGATTGCCGCGGAGTTTGGATGGGAGCGCTCTACGATCAGCCGCAGGATTTCAAGAATCCTTCTAAAAGTAGAAAACGCCGCAGATAAATTAAAATATTTTTGAAGAGGTCCGTGGAATCTTAAGATTCCACGGATTTTCTTTGGCGAATAGAATACAATATTGCATAGTAGCGTATACTTTTTTATAAAGCCCAAAGGTACACAAATACTAGGGAAAATTTACAGTTTGATGTTGCATTTAATATTGGGAGATGATATGATTGGCACAGGAGGAAGCCAGTATAATTAAAAGGAGGAAAGGGGGCATTCAAATGGCACTGTTGGCAGCACCTATTAAAACGGCCTTTCGAATTGATGCAAAAGACGCTAAAATACTAACACAAAAAACGGATGCTGTTCTGAACGCCTTTCGAAAGGTGAGGAAAGCAGAAGCTGAAAGCGGAGATACCGTGCGACTGGAACAGCTGGATGCGCAAATTCGCATATTACAAGAGGAATGTGATTCTGGCAAATGATTTGTCTATCTGCGACATCAGATGACATCAGAGGGGTTTCCTTCAAATGTGGTCACAAAGAAATTGATAAGTATTTTGAAGAGAATTTGCTCACAGATAGTGACGCTGTTTCCTATTGCTTCTGGGCGGATGCCGATAAGAAAGAGCTTATAGGGATAGCGTCATTATCATGCAGCGGTATTATAGTTCATTCCCGGACAAGGTTTAATATTACTCCAGCTATTGAAGTTAAGATTTTTGCTATAGATGAGAGGTATCAACACCAGGTTTTCTTAACAGATGAATCCGGAGAACAACACTGGAGTGACTTGTGTCTATGCTATTTGATAATGGAGATATATAAAATTTCTGAGTCTGTATGCGGAGCAAGCCATGTTGTTTTATATTCTGTGCCAGAAGCTGTTTCATTTTACCAGCGAAACGGCTTTAATAAGTTTATAGGAGATATGGAGATGCCATCCAATATGTTTGTTGAAGGATGTACGCCCATGTTTCTGAATTTGTAGATTTCAAGTTAACTATCACATAACCTATATAGCCTTATCAGAAAAGGGAAGTGAGCCGTTTGTCACAACCAGACAGCTCATTATTCTTTTCACATAACTTCACACAACTCCCGCATGGATGCCACCCATGCGGGGATTTTTTATGCGACAATAGAGACATGGAGGACGTGAGGATTCAAGGGCTGTACACGTCGCAGTCCTCCTCACGGACTCCTTATTTTTGTTGCAAAGGACGTGTTATTTTGCTTGTGAATGGGTCTGAGCTTGTCAAGCGGCTGGTAGCCTGCGGATGGACCATATCCAACGCCGCTGACACCTGTTTTCAGTATGCGGCAGAGGGGAAATTTTCAGAATTGGAGGCGTTCATCCGGCAGCAGGAATTGTTGTTCGATGACCGGCGTGA